TAGTGGGAGCGTCACCGGTATAAACCTCCTCGCCTCCGATATTGACAAAATCATATCCACGTTTCTCCATAGAACCGCCCTTATATGCCGTGAACCTGATAGTGACATCACCTTTCTCACGACCACCATACCAGTTACCGTATATACTGCATCTGATCTCAAGAGGTAATTTATCGTAATTATCGCCATCCAACAACGGTCCCATCTGGATCAAGGCGGCCTCATTACCTGATTCCATGTTATCACCACCGTGGATAAGATAATCACCTACCCGTTCCTGCGTGGTCTGGTACTGTTTACTCCAACCAACAAGCTTGCCGTCAACGTCCGGGAGGCCGGTGTTATCGAAACCGGTAGCCGTGTCAAAGTCAATGCCGTCCTCGTCAGCCCAGATATACCTAAGCACAAGGTAATCGAACTCCGGGATGATCACCACCGGGACGGACTCCTGCCTGCACACGAACGTCTTCTCTTCCTTGGTTCCCTCTTTTATAACCTTGTATGTTACCTGACGTATCTCGCCGGTCTCATTAATATCAGCTGTAACCTTAACCTCAGCAGGGCCAGTACCACTTGTCTTATCTAAATGTATCCAATCATTTTTCTTTGCCATATTATCTTTTTTTCTTTTTAAAAAACGTATATTCGCGTCATAATCGCGGGGTGGAGAAGAGGTATCTCATTAGGCTCATAACCTAAAGATCGAGGGTTCGATTCCCTCCCCCGCAACTAAATAAATTTGATATACTTATCAAAAGCATTAGGCCACATCCGCTCATAAGACAACATCCTTCTCCTATTATCCTCAGCCAACTCCCGATAATCATTTAACGTGATCATCGACATCTTAAGCTCCTTCATAGCCCTAGCGAACTTACCCGGCTCCTGCTGAGCATATAATTTATAAGCGTCACCAGCGCCTTGTATCAAGCCATTCACGGCGGCATTCTCGAAGATCTTCATCTTGATATACGTCTCGACATAATCCTCAAGGTATCCTAACGCCGTTTCTGGTATATACGGAAGACCGTCATCGTCCTTAGGCGTAGCACGATATATGATATAAATAAATCCATCAAACCCTGTATACATAGTATTGCCGGATATAGTTATATCATAATTATCCCAATCGTACTTATCCCGATACTTGTCGGCGGCGCAATCACGCCTCAACCCACGACCTATAGATAACCTTACGGGATGATGATAATGGAAACGAACCTCGTGAGACCCTATATATATCTTCTCCGTGATCGTCTTCTCAAACTCCTCCTTACAGCACTCGGTGCAGGAGTTCCAACGGAACCCACGCTCGGTGCGCTCGACCCAGCCGATCTCGTGTTGGAGGTCAGCCTTAGCCTTGTCGCCGCCCGGTATCTCGCAAACCAGAGGCTCACATCTATAAGCGTCAAGCATGTCGAAAAAATCGGAAGGCAATACCGCCTGTTTGTTGCTGGTCTTGACAACCGCCTCGGACATGACCGCTATAACACCCCCGAACCTTTTCAAGGCGATCTCAGCCCATCTATAAACAGACGAGGTATCTATAGCCCCGCTATCATCGTATTTATGTAAATCGGCCTTGATCTCGGCCAATAAGCCCTTTATCGTCATATTTAAGTCTTTTGCACAAAGATATGTATTTGAATCATTGATACAAAAAAAATCTAGTCTACCCTCACGGGCTAACTGGATCACAAAAACTTCTACAGCTTATAAACCCATTTAACTCCAAATACCTTACTCTCCGACTCAACCTCCCGGTACAAGAACTTATACCTCCTACCTGATTCCATAGCCAACCTACACTCCCTGTTCAACGCCGGAGAAATATAGAGATGGAAATACTTGTTCCGAGGCATAAAATCAATACATGTATGGACATAAGAATATCCACCAGTTCCACGTCTGTTAATAGTACCGGTAAGCTTATTCAGATATATCTTACGATTAGGATTTATCTTATGGCACAGATAACCGATGTTGTTTATATAAACCCCGCCCTCATCCTCCAGATACCTATCACGTATGACTTTCCAGATCAACGACTGGCACTCAAGGATATCA